CTTCGCAGCAATTAATAAAAGAAAAATAGTTCGAGCTGAAAAGCGAAGAACTGATGTACGCAAGTACATCATTAATAAATACACTACTATGAAAATATATGAAATTGTTACTGAAGATCGTGCTAATGAAGGGATAGCTGACATTGCTAAAGGGGCAGCTACGGGTATAGCTAAAGGGGCTAAATGGGCTAAAGATGCTATTACCGGAACTAAAGCAGGTGCTGAAGTAGCTAAGGATGCTGGAAAAGCAAAGAAAGGTGTTGAAGTAGCTAAAGATGTGGCAAAAAATGCTGACAAGCTAAAGGTATCTGCAGAAGCAATGTCCAAAGTTAAGTCATTTGGCAGTGCTTTCATGTCTATATTAAGTGCGCTAGGTATAACATACTTTGTCTATGAGTACTGGACTGAGATATTAAAACTTGAAGCAGAGTGGACTGAGTATAATAATGCAATTAAATCAAAGACTCAAGTGCCGTCAACTAATAAATTTGCTGGCAAAGATTACGAAACAGCACTAAACGAAGCAGAGAACATGCGTTCGGACCTATTAGGTAAAGCAGTTGCTGGATGTTTAACGTCTGCAGGAATATTTGGAAAAGTAGTGCAAGTGTTTGGAACATTATTTAAAGCACTTCCTGTATTTGGTCCGCTAATAGGATCAACTATTGTAGGCGCAGGCTGGATTATATCTAAAATAGAAATTGCACGAGCACCGTTTTTAATTTGGTTAGAAACTACTGACTCTGGTAAAGAGTTTATGAAGAATGTTTTTGTAGTGCTTATTCTCGGCGGAACTGGCAAAGTTGCCGCCGATGCGGTTGATGCTCTTATGAAGTTAGCTGATATTGCAGTTGAGTTTATTAACGAAAAGTTTGGAACTAACATTAAGAAACCTTCTGATACAGGTTTAGGTACAAAAATTAAACCAGATGCAGAAGCAGAAAAAGAAATAGATGCAAATATAAAAACTATTGACGGTGTTCCTGCTACTACAGCTGATGGTTACTTAAGATCTGATAGACCGTTCTGGGTACACAATAAAGTCAAATGGGAAATTGAAAAGCAAATGAATAAAGGACAGCCTAATCCTTTAGATAGTATCCCTAAGAATCCAAAATTAACTTATCCAACTGACTTGTTTAGAAATCTAAACTATGCAGGTTAAATTAAGTTAATGCCGCTTTTCTTAGTGGCTTCGATATTTTCTTTAATTATTTCGTTTATAATTGTGCGATCTTCATACGAGTATGTATGAAACAGTAATTCGCTACTAACACCACCTCGCATATACCAACTTATGCGAAATATCTCGTCTTTTATACTTTTTATTTCGAATTCTAAGCCCTTAACAAATCCCTCAATCTCAGAGTTTGAGAGACGTAAGAGCTTCATACGAAAAAATTTGCTTGGTCCAATGTGATAGTAATAGAGTTTTCAGCACTGCAACTAGAGCATAGAACAGGCTGCGGCGGCATACCCCAAGCTTCTTTGTTTTCTTCTAATTTGTTCTTAATTAATTTATAAGTATCTCGCTCAGTGTTGCGCAACCATTCTTCGATATGCACTTTTTCAGTTACTAGTATACCTTCAACTTGAACGCTTTCGATTGCAGTTAAAAACAATTGCAATTGCAACTCCGATAAATCTTTATAAATTTGATCTACTTGTTGTTGTCTATTGTCATCAGTTAAATCGGCAGTTTGAAACAATGTCTTTTGTAATTTAAAGTTCTCAATACTAAAATAACTCATTTCTTCATACTGTAACGGACGTATTCTAATAGTTAACGTATCAGAAACGGCAATTGCATTAACAAATTTTAAATTATTAAAGTGATCTAACAGTTTACCTAACTCAATCTCATATTCATTTTCTGATTCACATTTTTGACAAGTCTGTGTAACAGTCATTTTTTCGCCAAAGGTAGCAATACGTATAGCAATTAACAGTGCATCAATATCAATACTAGGCATTGTTTTTGCATTTTTAATATATGGACAGCAACTTTCAATTACTTTAGCAGTAGCTTCTCCAGTAAATAATGCGTCTGGAGTTTTCATAATGATTTCGTCCATGCCGCTCATAGCAAACACGGGAACATTGTTATAATCGCCGATTAACGAACCAGGTTCATAGTATAAACCCTTGCTAGGCAACGAAACATAGACTTTTGGCTGTCTAAAAAACTTTTGTAATGGATTTGGCTGGCTCATGATTAGTTCCGATAAATATATTAACCGTATTTATATACGCAGATTTCACCTGGAAAAATAATGGCAGAACGAAATTTTACTGACGGAGACGTTAAAGCACTAGGCAAAGAAATTGCCAGCGCCATCCGTGGCGGGGGTGGCGGAGGGGGTGGCTCTGGTGGAGGGGGTGGCGGAAAGGCAGATACAACACCTTCAAAAGAAGCAGCTACTACGTTTAATTCCATGATGAAAGACTCTGCTGATGCCGCTAATAAAGTCACAGCAGCGTATAACAAAGTAGCTCCCGGTATTGAAATAGGTCTTAACACTTGGAGAGATCTAAGTAAAGTTGGCGCAGGATTTAGCAATGACATTGTAGGAATGACAGCGGCGGCTGCTGGAACACGCATGCCGTTAGGTGAATTTGCAGGCGTTATTAAAGAAAACGCTGCAAACTTGTCTGGATTTGGTGGAAATGTTACTCGAGGTGGAGAAGAATTTGCTAGATTGAGCAAGCGAATGTTTGATGATTATGCACCAAACACTGATCAACTGCGTCAAATGGGCCTTACTAACAAGGACCTTAACGAACTTCTAATGATACAGAGCGTATCTACTCGTGCTAAAATGAAAGACGGGGACGAAAAAGATAAGAAACTAATTGAAAACGCAATGGCATTAGGTACAGAAATGGATCTAATGGCCAAGCTAACTGGTAAGAGTCGAGAAGCTCAAATGGAGCAACAGCGTAAGAATCAACAAGACATGGCGTTTGAAGCTGCTATCCGTAGAAAAACTATTGGGATGAGTGCAGACGAAGCTATGGAGTTTGAGAAAAATGCACGTAATCAACTTCGTGATGCCCAACTGCGTGGACAAGAAGCAGTTTTCAAAGATGTATTTTCGACAGGAACTATTAAAAGTAAAGAAGCAGCAGCACAAGCAAGTATAAATCAAGAACAAGCCGCTGCTACAATGAAGCAAGCACAAGTATCCGCTGATAAAACAATGGATTCTAAAGAAAGAGAACGTCAAGCTAACGTTGCTGCTGCTGAAGGTCGTAGAGCATTTGATAAAGACATGCAAAACGATACCAAGTTGATGTATGCATCTCTAGGAGAACAAGGCGGCACAGTAGGCAAAGTCATGCGTGACAGCATGGGCGCCAACATTGAATACCAACGCAACTTAGAAGCTACTGCAACTAAAATGAACATCGTCATGAAAACTGACGAAGACCGTGCTAAAGTGCAAAAACAAATGGAAGAAGATGCTAAATCAGCAGCCGCGGGCAAGAAAGCTGACGGTACACAAGCTGATGCATCAACAAAAGCTCTAGTCAATCTTGGAGCAAGAGCAGGCGATGTAGAAAGTGCCTTTATGAATAAGATAGTTAAACCTTTAAATGAAAAAGTTAACCCGGCATTTGAAAAACTAGCAGAGGGCGCATTAGGTGCAACTAAGAAAGGTGCTACTGAAACTAGAGTCAACGCAGCAGAACGTGAGTTAGCAGAAGGAGCAGCAGGAAAAACTACTACCGGATTAAACAAAGTAGGTGCAGTCGTTAACGAAACTGGTGACATAGTTAATCAACTAGCTGGAGTTAAAAATCCTCCTAAGCCAGCGCCTACAAAATCAATTCCACAAAAAGCTCTTGGAGGCCCAGTTGAAGAAGGTGAACCGTATATTGTAGGTGACGGTGGCGAAGAAGAAATATTCGTACCTAAGACAGCTGGAGAGATCATTCCTAAGAGTATGCTATCACCAAAAGGATTAGGTAGCCGTTCTCAAAATATGGATGGTGCTTATAAGTCAATGCAGTCAATGAATCCTGCTAAAATGTTTGAAGAACTTAAAGCTAAAACTAGCGGTGGTGGATTAAATCTTAACGAGATTTCTAAAGACATTAGTACAACAGTCAGTGGCGGCGGCTCGAGCACTGTAAAAGTTCCAGACATGGCAGAGATGACTAAGAAGTTTGAAACTTCCTTTGCTGAGTTTGATAAAGTTGCTATAAAAAATATCAAGTTTGATGACTTATCAAGTTCTTTTAAAACTTCGTTTGATGATTTTGGATCTGAAATATCAAACTATGCAGATCTTAACGATCTAATGTCTCCGTTTGAAGAATCGTTTAGCAGTTTCAATAACGATTTTGAAAGTATGATTGTATCCTCAAGTGAGGATATTGCTGATGCAATGGGCGGCTCAAAAGCATCGGCTGCACAAGCAAAGATTGACGATGCAATTGCAGAAAAACAGAAAGCACTAGATAAAATAACCTACATGTTAAATGAAGTATCTGACGAAGATTTTGATCAATCTGCATGGGATGAAGCTATTGCAGAACGTGATGCGGCTCAAGAAAAGTTAGACAAAGTTATTGAAGAGTCGATAAGTGATCTAGCAGGAGGATTTGACGATTTTAGTGATAACTGGGAAGAATCATTAGATAAAGTTAGTGCAGATATTACAGATGCTATCCCGTATGACGAATTTGGCGGACTCGATGAAGCTATTGCACGAAATCAAGCAGACGATAAACAAAGAGCAAAAGCAACTAGTGGTGCAATGCAAGAAGTTGTTACTGGCTCTAGCCCTGCAAAGTTAGATCGAGGTATCACTACAGACAGCTTTACTTTAGGACCAAACGGATTACCTATTGCGAAACCAAAATCAACAGCAGCCGCTGTTCCAGAAAAGAAAAATGAAGGAAAAACTGCCGAAGAACAAGTTAAAGAACGAGAAGAACAAGCCAAAGCTGACATGGCAAAAGGTGACAAAGGCGAAAAATCTATTAAGAAAGAAGGCAGTGACAGCAAAGGCGCTACTCTAGATGACCTACTTAAGAGCATGAATGCGTTAAATACTAAGGTAGGTCAACTGATTTCTGTTAATGAAGATGGTCATAAAGCCTCAGCCAAAGCTGCAAAAAGCAATAATGCTAACCTATATACGAGATAATAAATGAGCTGGAAAAAATATTTTACACCTGTGCAAGTAGACGCAACGTCTAGTAGCTATAGTCCAATGGGCAATGGCGCATCTCGTCCAGGACCAGCTCGAGCAAACTATTCTAGTTTTTTACCTGATGTCTATACTGGTGCTCCTAATCGTGTTGACCGTTATTTGCAGTATGATACAATGGATATGGACAGTGAAGTCAATGCTGCCTTAGATATTATTGCAGAGTTTACTAGCCAAAAAAATAGAGAAAACCACACTCCTTTTAACTTATTCTACAGAAATAAAGCCACTAACAGCGAGATTACTATCCTTCGCGAGTACCTACAGCAGTGGTGTAAACTACAAAAATTTGAAACTAGAATCTTCCGTATTGTGCGTAACGTGTTCAAATACGGTGATGCGTTCTTTGTTCGCGATCCTGAAACTAAAAAATGGGTCTACATTGATCCAGGTAAGATTACTAAAATTATTGTAAATGAAAGTGACGGCAAGCGTCCTGAGCAGTATGTTATCCGTGATTTAAATCCTAACTTTCAAGATTTAATTGTTACAGCTATTAATCCTAACACTACTAACACAAACAATCGTGGCACTGCCTATGTAGCTGGCGGAGCAGCAGCTAGAGGACAAGCTGGTGCATACCCTGCTAGTAACGGTACACGTTTTAGCAATAATCAAAACGAAGTAGCAATTGATGCTAAACACGTTATACATTTGTCATTATCAGAAGGTTTAGACAATAATTTTCCGTTTGGAAACAGCTTGTTAGAAAACATTTTTAAAGTTTTTAAACAAAAAGAATTGTTAGAAGACGCTATTATTATCTATCGTGTACAACGTGCTCCTGAGCGTCGAGTGTTCTACGTTGACGTGGGTAACATGCCAAGTCACTTGGCTATGAGCTTTGTTGAAAGAGTTAAAAACGAAATACATCAACGTAGACTTCCAAGTGCTACTGGCGGTGGTACTAATGTTATTGACAGTGCGTACAATCCATTAAGTATCAATGAAGACTACTTCTTTCCGCAGACAGCAGAAGGTCGCGGAAGTAAAGTTGAAACTTTACCAGGCGGCACTAATCTAGGTGAAATTGACGACTTGAAGTATTTTACCAACAAGTTATTCCGCGGGTTACGTATTCCGTCAAGCTACTTACCAACAGGTGCAGATGACAGCGCATCTCAATATAACGACGGGCGTGTGGGTACTGCGTACATTCAAGAACTGCGTTTCAATAACTATTGCCAACGACTACAAAGTCTAATGCAAGATGTATTTGATCAAGAATTTAAATTGTATTTGTATGATCGCGGAGTTAACATTGACTCTAGTTTGTTTGAAGTACAGTTCCAACCGCCACAAAACTTTGCTACATACCGTCAAGCAGAACTAGATGGACAACGTGTGCCACAGTTCCAAACTATGAGTCAGATCCCGTTTATGAGCAAACGATTTGCTATGAAACGTTTCTTAGGCATGACAGACGAAGAGTTAGCAGAAAACGAACGTATGTGGGCAGAAGAAAACGGCAAAGGTAAATCCACGCCAACTGATAGCTCAGGCGAACTTCGAGGTGCTGGCATTAGTTCAGCAGGTATTGAAAGTGATCTAAGTGACTTATCAGATGAAACTGCTTCTCCAGAAGCCGGCGGAATGCCTGGCGCTGAAGGAACAGCACCTCCTCCAACCGCAGCAACACCAGCACCTGCTGCATAAATACTCATATGATTTTAAGAGAATTGTTTTACGCTGATAAAGATTTAAAAAGTGTTTCTAACGACATGCAATATTCTGCAGGTCGTGATAGCAGTGCTATGAAACGTAAAGATACACGTAAAACGAGATTAACATTACGTCAAATTAATGAGCTCCGTAAGGCTAGCGAAGCTCACATTCTTGAACAAGAAAAAGATTTAGAGTTAGTGTCTGCAATGTATATGACACCGGCAGCACCTGCTGTATAATAAATAACTCGATGACGATTTTTTTACAAAATTGTCAAAAAATCCACCATTATACGGTATATATTACAATTAAGTGTAAATATATTTGACAGCCTTGCAATATAACATATAGGAGATAAACATGACTGATCGAAATAAGTTCGAACAGATGCTCGAGCATCTAATTAATGAAGATAGTGACAAAGCCAAAGAGCTTTTCCACCAACTAGTAGTTGAAAAATCTCGTGAAATTTACGAGAACATTTTAGCTGAAGACTTTACTGTTGAAGGTGAAGAAGAGGAAGAAATGGACGAAGCAGCTGAAGGCGACGACGAAGAACAAGTCGACGAAGCAGCTGAAGACGACGAAGACATGGACGAGAGTTTTGGTTTTGCCGAAGGCGGAGATGAAGAAGATTCAGGCGACATTGGCGGCGACGCTAGTGATGACTTTATTGATGACATCGATGCAGAAGGCGGCGACGAAGGTGACGAAGAAGGCATGGGCGGCGAAGGCGATATTGAAGATCGCGTAGTTGACCTAGAAGATGCTCTTGATGACCTACGTGCTGAATTTGAAGCATTAATGGGTGACGACATGGGTGGTGACGACATGGGCGGAATGGACGACATGGGTGATGACGACATGGGCGGAATGGACGGCATGGAAAAAATGCCAGAAGATGCTTTCATGCGTGAATACGTAGAGAAAGTTGGTAACCCAAAGCATGGTGACAATGGTGCAAACGCCAAGTCAGTCATGGCAAAAGCAAACAATATGGGCGGTACAACTGCTAATATCGTAAAAGGTGGAGAAAGCACAACAGGCGGCACAAAAGGCGGTTTGTTAAATCCATCGACTAAAGAAGAAAACTTTGGTAACGTTAATGTCCCAGGCGGCAACGCAGGTAAGACAGCGTTTAAGAAGAAAGAACCTGGACACGGCGCAGAAAAGAAAGCAACTGGCGACAATGGCGACAGAAGTGCTGACAGCCCGTTAAATGGCGCTCCTAAAAGAGCAAAGTAAGTAAATGACGATGAACTATCTTCGTGAAAACCTGAGTTTCGACCAAGCAAAAGTGGTCGTTGAATCCGATGGCGAGAACGGAAAGAACCTTTATATGAAGGGAATTTTCATTCAAGGCGACAAGAGGAATCAGAATCAGCGAGTTTATCCTGGAAGAGAGATTGCCAGGGCTGTCAAGACCCTGAACGATCAAATTGCAGGTGGCTATTCAGTTTTAGGCGAAGTAGATCATCCAGACGACTTAAGAATCAACCTTGACCGTGTAAGCCATATGATCACAGAAATGTGGATGGATGGTGCAGACGGTTATGGAAAATTAAAAATCCTTCCAACACCCATGGGACAACTAGTGAAAACTATGTTAGAAGCTGGAGTGAAGTTAGGAGTATCAAGCCGCGGATCCGGAAATGTCAGCGATGGCAGTTCCGGTGAAGTATCAGATTTTGAGATTATCACAGTAGATGTGGTAGCTCAACCTAGTGCCCCTGGCGCATATCCTACACCAATTTATGAACACCTGATTAATAGTCGTGGTGGTTATAATGCCTTACGCATAGCGCAAGAGGTTAAAGATGACCCTAAAGCACAAAAATATCTCAAAGAGAGCTTATTAGGTATAATAAGCAAACTCCAATAAGAAGGAGAATCACATGTTGGACGCACTTAAAAATTTGTTTGAAAACAACGTGGTTTCGGAAGAGATCAAAGCTGACATTGAGGCTGCTTGGGAAACTCGTATCAACGAGAATCGTACACAAGTAACTCAACAACTACGTGAAGAATTTGCACAACGCTACGAGCATGACAAACAAGTTATGGTTGAAGCGATTGATCGCATGTTGGGCGACCAACTACGCGAAGAAATTCAACAGTTTGTAGAAGATCGTCAACAGTTGGCTGAAATGAAAGCCAAGTATGCTGTTAAAATGCAAAGCAACACAAAACTAATGCAAGAGTTTGTAACTCGTCAATTAGCTAGTGAAGTTAAAGAATTGCATGAAGATCAAGTACAAATGTCCGCCAAGTTTAAAACACTTGAGCGTTTCGTAGTAGAAGCTCTGGCTCAAGAAATTGCAGAGTTCCACACAGATAAGCAAGACATTGCAAACGCTAAGGTACGTTTAGTTCGCGAAGGCCGTGAGGCTTTAGCTAGTATGAAAGAACAATTCATCAAACGTGCTGCTAAACTTGTCGAATCTACAGTTGAAAAGACTCTTACCAAAGAGATCGGTCAATTGAAAGAAGACATTGAAGTAGCTCGTAGAAACGACTTCGGTCGTAAGTTGTTCGAAGCATACGCTAGCGAATATCAAAACAGTTATCTTAACGAAAAATCAGAAACAGCTAAATTGCTCAAAGTCATAGACAAGAAAGATTTCGAGGTTGCAGAGGCTAAACACGCTGTAGCACAAGCAACAAAAATCTTAGAAAGCAAAGAAGCAGAAGTAAAATCTCTAATGGAGAGCAAAGACCGTCAAGAAATTATGAACGAACTAGTAGCACCTTTGGCTAATACCCAGAAAGCTATTATGATCGAATTACTTGAGAGTGTACAGACTGCAAAACTACGCGGTAGTTTTGACAAGTACCTTCCAGCAGTTATCGCTGGCGAAGCTCCTCAGAAGAAAAAACAGGCATTATTAGAGGCAAAAGAAGTAACAGGCAACAAGGAAACCAACAGCGTAAGTAGAAGCGAGCACGAGCACAATATTTTTGATATGCGTCGTCTTGCTGGAATTAAACATTAATTAGGAGAAAATAAATGTCGGAACTACTAACAGGCCGTTGGGCAGAAACAAAAGAAGCACTTCTTGAAGGTCTATCAGGCACCAAGAAATCCGTAATGGCATCAACACTAGAGAACACTCGTAAGTATCTAGCTGAAAGTGCTAGCGTGGGTGCCACTTCTGCCGGCAACGTCGCAACATTAAATCGTGTGATCCTTCCAGTGATCAGACGTGTCATGCCAACAGTTATCGCTAACGAGTTGGTCGGTGTACAACCAATGACTGGTCCAGTTGGACAAATCCATACTCTACGTGTTCGCTACAGCGATACAAACGGTAGCGGTACAGGTGATGCTACAGCTGGTGAAGAGGCACTAAGCCCATTCAAGATTGCAGAAAGCTATTCTGGTGCTGCTGGCACTGGTAAGGCAGCTTCTACAGCCGCTCTAGAAGGTGCAGCTGGTAAGCGTCTAAGCATTCAAATCTTGAAGCAAACTGTAGAAGCTAAGACTCGTAAGTTATCAGCTCGCTGGACTTTCGAATCTGCACAAGATGCACAAGCCCAACAAGGTATTGACATCGAAGCAGAAATCATGGCTGCTCTTGCACAAGAAATCACAGCAGAAATTGATCAAGAAATTATTTCTTCATTAACAACTCTAGCTGGTACACAGAACCAACAGGCTTATAACCAAGCTGCTGTTTCTGGTACTGCTACTTTCGTTGGTGACGAACATGCTGCTTTAGCAGTTATGATCAACCGTGTTGCTAACACAATCGCCCAACGTACACGTCGTGGCGCTGGTAACTGGGCAGTTGTAAGCCCAACAGCATTGACAATTCTACAATCTGCTACTACAAGCGCATTTGCTCGTACAACAGAAGGTACATTCGAAGCACCTACAAACACTAAGTTTGTTGGTACATTGAACAATGCTATGAAAGTTTATGTTAACACATATGCATCCAACGATACAATTCTTGTTGGTTACAAAGGTGCTAACGAGAGCGATGCAGCAGCATTCTATTGCCCATACATTCCATTGATGAGCAGTGGTGTTGTTCTTGACCCATCAACATTCGAGCCAGTCGTATCATTCATGACACGTTATGGTTATGTTGAGTTGTCAAACACAGCTAGTTCTCTAGGTAACGCAGCTGATTACCTAGGTACAGT